GCGGCAATCTCCACGTACTCCTGCGGGAACACGTGGCTGTTGACACCGGCCACGGCGTAGCCGCCCACGTCCGGCACTACAGCGTACTTACGTTGAGGGTCTTCGAAGTCTAAGGCCCACTGCAGAGCTACGTCAAAATTAGCCATCTAAGCTGTCTCCTTCCCCGTCGCCCTCGTGGCGGCGGGGCCTTTTTGCGCTCAAATTTTAGAGTTGGTAAAACCGTACTTCTCAATACCGTCAACCATCTCCATGCTCATGTCTTGGTACAAGTTTGGGTAGCACCGCAGCTGTTCGCGCGCCACCTCGCCGAACACCAGGCGAATCTCTTCCTCCGCCGACTCGTGGGTACGCTGTTCAATGGCCCAACGTATCGAACGATGGTTGCCCGTGTATCCGATCATCGTGGCCAAACCGATAGGAGCCAGCCTCCGCATAGCCGAGGTCAACTTCTTCTTGGTGCCGAAGTCTTTGATAGCGTCCAACTCCAGCACCTGAGTAAGTTTGACCTGTGCGCCCTCCAGTGTCTCAAAGGTAGCTTGGAACAGCGCACGTAGCTCGTCGGTCTTCGGGTGGTCCTCAAACACACGCGGGAAGTAGCCTTTCAGCGCGTCAAGCCGAACGTAGCGCAGACTCTCTTGAGAGAATCCGTTGCCAATGCGGTTGCGCACAAGTTCGTGCGTAAACACTCGCGACACGTCCAGAAAGATGTAGCCATCGGTAGCGTGCTCTAACACTGAGCCGTGCTTGGTACCCAAGATATTACCAAGATAAGCACGGTTGCCTTCGCGAACCTTCGTGACGTTCTTGTTCATACCAGGCTGAAATGACCGATAGCACCCGCGCCCCATAACCTCGATAAGACGTTCAGCGTCGGTCGGCGCGTCAGTCACCCAGTCCGGAATCTTAAGTGCGTCAAAGTACCCTTGAAGACCACTCTCAATAACCTTGGTCTGCGCCACGTGAAACACTTGCGGTTTAACGAACTCCATCGGTGCTGCCCTCCTCTCGTTCACACTCTTCTACAGCGCGTATCAAATACCACAGGCTCTTTTTCAAGTCCTGCAACCGCTTCGGTGTTTTGCGCCCGGCGCGTGCCAGATACTTGATGACGTTGCCACACGGGAAGTCAAGTCCCCACGCCTCGATCACGTCGATGGGCTGGATCTTCAGGTCGTTATAGTGGGGCGGGTTGATGGGATCACTAGGCATTGACTTTCCCCTTTCTTCGTTCCGCTTGAATCTGCTTGAACTTTATGTACGCCTCGCTCTTCGGCTGAGTCTGCCCAAGGCCCTTGCACCAGTAGTCATTCCGTAGAAGTACCTTGCACATACGTCGCCACGATGGTGCCCAGCATTGAGCTTCCAGTTCTGGTGGTGCTTCCTCCGGAATTTTCTTGTAGCCGCGCTGTCTCCAGCCGTAAATGAACTTCTTAAACCGTGGCGCATAGTGATCGCGCGTCTTCTTCGGCATAGTCTGCAGCAGTAAATTACAGAAACTCTGCCACGTATGCCCCGCTGGAAGCGTGACTTTGTTTACACCATTGACATTACCATGTTCCTCAGTGAATAGCGCTCCGGAGTTGGCTCCGTTCACACGCGCAATCAGCTTAAACCACGTTTCCGGCTCGAGAATATGATAGAGCCACAAGCCTTTTCGTTGATCGTCGCCAAACGGCTGACATAGACGTTGTTGACTTAGTGGTACGCCGGCCATTTGCATTTTATCGTAGATGGCATTATGCGGTAGGCTCGGGTACTTAGCGTGGAATCTCCAAATATCCTCCGATAGCCAATCATAGATGGGATACACGTTGTAAACTTTTGGAGCTACCTTGGTGGTCCATCGCCGATTATTGAGTGTGAGACCACGCTTCGCCCACGTGGCCACTGCACAGTATCGATGTAGGCTTTCTTGCGCTCGTATGCCAATAAACCCGGCGGTTTTCTTGCCTCTACTATACCATGCCCCAAATAAGGTTATGAACTCTTCAAACTCCATTTCTGGTACAGCGAACGGATAGTCCTCCACGCCTTTGTGGACCGCCGGCTTTCGCCTGATCCACAAAGCTTGCTTCGTTTCATCCCAACACGTCCAGCGGGGCTCGTAGTTAGTAACCGCATTGCGCAACAACATTGGCATGCAAATCCAATGTGCGTCGATGTGTGGCGCGTACAGTTCGTACATTGTCTCTACGTGCTTAATTGTTTCTGCATATTGTGCCTCAAAATCGATGTACATGAGGCCCACCTTACGCCCGCGTGCAATCGCCTGCTCCATGACAAGGTGTGTCGTTACTGAGCTATCTTTTCCGCCTGAAAACGCGACATACACGCGCTCCACTGAATCTAGCGTCTCTTGGATGCGTGCACGCGCGGCAGTCAATACGTCAACATCTCGGTAGTGTTTTACGCCCATTGTAAGTCCTTAGTAAATCGTAGATTGTCGCCCATCACCGAGTGCGTGTGCCATCGTTACGGGCTTGCGCTTGTGAGTTACTAGCCACGCATTGAGGTACCGCAAGGCTATTTTGTTAGCCGCAATCTGCTGTGGTGGCGTGAGCAAGCTAAATCCGCCACAAAATGCAGCAGGCACGCCAGTGGCGTAACACACGGCGGCTTGGCCTAACCACGCGATACGGTTCATAGCGTTGTTTGTTAAGTAGTGTTCGCAAGAATACCTCCACTCCTTTGTCACATGCTCTAAGGCGCTCGTAAATTTTCGTGTACTCGCAAGAAACGCTCTGTACACCTCCTCACACTCGCCTTTTGACATATCCGGTTTACTATTAGCGTAGAACCCAGCTTTGTAGCACTCCCATTTTCCGTACGTATGGAAGATGCGTTCTGGGTCACTCGTGTTCACCGTCCTGAACTCCGCAGTTTCTTCCTCGGAGTACGTAGACACGTCGTCGGTAAGGTTCTTGAAATCAACTTCAGTGACTTCACCTTCTACATCCCAAGACTTCGAGAACTCTTGATCAGAGAACAAATCCGCTAGCCCAGTTATCTGGCACAAACGGAGCACTTCATCCGGGTCCATGCCTAACTCGCGGCATATGCGGTCAGTGTTCCAGTTGCGCTTTTTAAGCTCCACCACAATATCCGACATGGCATCTACACGATGCTTACCACGTGCTCGATTATGGCGAATAGTGGACGCGATACGTGCGTCCCGCGAACTCCTGGTGGAGTTGATCACGCTAAGCGGAAGATAGCCGTGGACGCGAGTGCGCACGGTAGCGCACTCGCGTCCTACACGGTTTCTATGGAAACCGTCCACAACTTCGTGCGTCTTCCCATGCCTCCAAGCTACGATAGGCTGCGTGTAGCCGTCCTCCATAATAGATACTCTAAGCAATTCCATTTCTGGAGGAGCAACGGTGTTTGGATTATAGTCATTGGCTTCCACGCCTTCAAATTTCTCCCACACTACGCAATCCACCGGCTCGGCCTTAAACGGACTCACAGCGTGTAGTCGCTTACGAACTTCGTTAAGCACGTCGACTTTGTTTTCTAGATCAAGTTCAGCTAGACCGTCGGCTATGAAGTCAGCCGCTTTAAAAATCTCTGTACGCAAGTCCACATTAGACGTTGGCGTAAGTCTCCTCATGTCCACCTCATAAAGTAGCTCGCCACTAACATCGGGCGGGCCGCATAAATGTAACATCTACTTTGCACGCACTACGCGAGGCTTAGTGCCTTATTCCGCAACTCCGTCGCCCGAGCAAGCGCACTCTCCGCCTGTGCCAAGTCTTTCTTGAGTTTGGTCACGGCCAGTGTAGCAGCCTTGTACGCCTCTTCCGCACCTACACGCTTGGCCTTGGCGCGTGCCTTGGCGGCCTCAGCCTCTAAGCGCTCAGCAGTCTTGAGAAGCGCAGCCGCTTCCTTGGACTCCGTGAGACCTTCCATAGCGGCGTACTTGGTACGCGGAGCGGCTGCAGCAGGAGTCTCTCCACGTAGTGCAGCCATTTCGGCGCGCGTACGGCGGTGGCGCTTCGGCTTCTCTGCGGTGGTGTCGGTGGTCTCTTCGGATGGCTCAACGGGTGTAGCGACGACGCGACGTGCGAACTTCGACGTGGCGATGGGTGGTGCGAACTTACTGATCATGTGCAGTCTCCTTTGAGATTGGTGCTCGGTTACTGTGCCAGACAGTCTCTTGCGGGCCAGCCACCATGTATGAGTCTTGGAACGTGGCAGACCGCAGTAATTCAGCGAGTGTAAGCGCGTGGCTTGTAAGCTGCGCTAACGTACTCGGATATTTAGGGTAGTTGCGAAGACCGACGACGTAGCCAGTCTCTTCGCCACCTGTGTAGATAAACACCGTGGGCTCGACTGTCACGCATAGCCCGCATTGCACGTACTCGCGCACAGTTTGCTTAGCGGCTTCAATCGGTCCGCTCATGAAAATTTGTACTACGCACGTTGGTACGGCTAAATCGAACACCACCCACACTCCTTGTCGTCATCTGGATTACATGACTTGCCTGACGCAAGGAGCGCACGCACATCGCGCGTCTGATGAATCTT